TTACGCCTTCTTTATATCCTCCATAATTCCAGAGTGGGACATATTTGGGACATTATCACCAAAAATGTCGTCTATTTTCCTCGCATGCTCTGTCAAATGATTAGGCGCAAGGTGAGCATACCTACGAACCATTTCTATGGACTCCCATCCGCCCATTTCCTGAAGCACTGATAATGGGACGCCTGACTGAATCAGCCAGCTTGCCCAGGTGTGTCTGAGGTCATGGAAACGGAAATCTTCAATTCCTGCACGACGACAAGCTGATAGCCATGATGTCTTGCTGTCGATGCGCATCTTCCTGACCGCAGGCGTTGATGTTCCATCTGCTCGCTTAGCCGCCTTGGTATGTACAAACACCCATTTGTGATGCTTGCCTATTTGATCACGCAACACTTTACAGGCGGTATCGTTCAGCGCCACACCAATGGCGCGGTTTGATTTGCTCTCTTCTGGATTCACCCAGGCAACTCGTCGCTGCATGTCGATTTGTTGCCATTCCAGATTTATGATGTTCGACTTTCTCAGACCAGTTGCCAGCGCAAACTTGACGACAGATTTCAGTGGTTCGGGGCACTCATCAATAAGGCGTTTTGCTTCCTCCTTTTCCAGCCATCTGACTCGCTTGTTTCTGACCGCTGGTATCTTGATGACAGGCGCTTTTTCCAGCCACTTCCAGTCGCGTTCTGCAGCACGGAGAATGGCCTTTATCATGGCAAGATGCTTTGCCTTTGTCTGAGTTGATACTGGCTTTGGTTCATAAACAGGCGGTTCTTTACCTTTCCTGATGGCGGCCTGAACTTTCTGTTTCCATATTTCTTTCGTCTTTCTGTTATGCATTCTGCTTACAGCAGAGTAAATCTTTGCCTCCGAGATATCTTTAAGCCTTATACCCTCAAAATGTTCAAGCCAGAACTCAATCCGGCTTTTATCTGAATCGAGAGATTTTTTATCAGCTTTTTCCTCAAGCCATCTTAGGCAGGCCTCTTCAAAAGTGACATCAGGTAAATCCCCTAGCTTTTCTACTCGCCAGAGTTCTGCTTTTCGCTTGTCGTGCAACTCCTGAGCTTGCCGCTTGTCCTTTGTGCCAAGAGATTCCTTAATTCGTTTCCCGCCCGGGAGCGAATACGAGGCATACCATATTTCATTTCTGCGGAAGAGTGACATTTTCTTTCCTCTGTTATGCCATCACCCGCGCTCACCTGGACAGTATGCAGCGGAGACTGAAGCGCCGCAATGCAGGCTTGCCGTGTTGTGAGGTAAGGAGATTTTGGCTTGGTTGGATCTTTACGTGTTGCCTGTAGGCGGCCTGTTCGTATCCAGTTGGTGGCGGTTGGTCTGGATATCTTAAGAAACTGACAGGCCTCATCGAGTGTGAGGCTGTATGATTCCATGGTTACCTCTGCTTTTTGAACGCATGTCACGTAACTTCTTAATGTGTTCTGCCGTTTCGATCTCTTCTGCTATCCGATCTGCATCAGCTTTATTCACAGGTTCAAAGTCATGATTAAAGCGGAACATGCTGGCGATACATGTTCTGCCTTTTCGGATGTAGTGAACTTTGTTGTGGGTAGAACGCAGGATTTTGCAGGGAGTGCCGTGGTGGTCGACGTACCAGGTGTTAGGAAAAATGATTCTGAACATTTTTACACCTCAGTTGGACGATGTTGAAATTTGCTGCTTTGAGGCCATCACAGTCCCCATTGTTTGTTCTTAAGTTCGATCTCCTCCTGGCAACTCGCACAAGTTCGACAACCCTGAACAGCCAGGCGTCTTCGCTCATCTATCGGATCGCCACACTCACAACAATGAGTTGCGGATACAGTCTGGTAGTTCAGACGACGCATTTTTATTGCTGTATTGCGCTGTAATTCTTCGATTTCTGATGCTGAATCAATGATGTCTGCCATCTTTCATTAATCCCTGAATTGTTGGTTAATACGCTTGAGGGTAAATGCGAATAATAAAAAAGGAGCCTGTAGCTCCCTGATGATTTTGCTTTTCATGTTCACCGTTCCTTAAAGACGCCGTTCAACATGCCGATCGCCAGGCTTAAATGAGTCGGTGTGAATCCCATCAGCGTTACCGTTTCGCGGTGCTTCTTTAGTACGCTACGGCAAATGTCATCGACGTTTTTATCCGGAAAATGCTGTCTGGCTTTTTTGATTTCAGAATTAGCCTGACGGGCAATGCTGCGAAGGGCGTTTTCTTGCTGAGGTGTCATTGAACAAGCCCCATGTCGGCAAGCATAAGCACACAGAATATGAAGCCCGCTGCCAGAAAAATGCATTCAGTGGTTGTCATACCTGGTCTCTCTCATCTGCTTCTGCTTTCGCCACCATCATTTCCAGCTTTTGTGAAAGGGATGTGGCTAACGTATGAAATTCTTCGTCTGTTTCTACTGGTATTGGCACAAACCTGACTCCAATTTGAGCAAGGCTATGTGCCATCTCAATACTCGTTCTTAACTCAACAGGAGATGCTTTGTGCATACCGCCTCCCGTTTATTATTTATCTTCTCAGCCAGCCGCTGTGCTTTCAGGGGATTTCTGATAACAGAAAGGCCGGGAAATACCCAGCCTCGCTTTGTAACGGAGTAGACGAAAGTGATCGCGCCTACCCGGATATTATCGTGAGGATGCGTCATCGCCATTGCTCCCCAAATACAAAACCAATTTCAGCCAGTGCCTCGTCCATTTTTTCGATGAACTCCGGCACCATCTCGTCAAAACTCGCCATGTACTTTTCATTCCGCTCAATCACGACATAATGCAGGCCTTCACGCTTCATGCGCGGGTCATAGTTGGCAAAGTACCAGGCATCTTTTCGCGTCACCCACATGCTGTACTGCACCTGGGCCATGTAAGCCGATTTTATTGCCTCGAAACCACCGAGCCGGAATTTCATGAAATCCCGGGAGGTAAACGGGCATTTCAGTTCAAGGCCGTTGCCGTCACTGCATAAACCATCGGGAGAGCAGGCGGTGCGCATACTTTCGTCGCGATAGATGATCGGGGATTCAGTAATATTCACGCCGGAAGTGAATTCAAACAGGGTTCTGGCGTCGTTCTCGTACTGTTTTCCCCAGGCCAGCGCCTTAGCATTAACTTCCGGAGCCACACCGGTGCAAACCTCAGCCAGCAGGGTGTGGAAGTAGGACATTTTCATGTCAGGCCACTTCTTTCCTGAGCGGGGCTTTGCTATCACGTTGTGAACTTCTGAAGCGGTGATGACGCCGAGCCGTAATTTGTGCCATGCATCATCCCCCTGTTCGACAGCTCTCACGTCGATCCCGGTACGCTGCAGGATAATGTCCGGTATCATGCTGCCACCTTCTGCTCAGTGGCTTTCTGTTTCAGGAATCCAAGAGCTTTCACTGCTTCGGCCTGTGTCAGTTCTGACGATGCGCGAATGTCGCGGCGAAATATCTGGGAACAGAGCGGCAATAAGTCGTCATCCCATGTTTTATCCAGGGCGATCAGCAGAGTGTTAATCTCCTGCATGGTTTCATCGTTAACCGGAGTGATGTCGCGTTCTGGCTGACGTTCTGCAGTGTATGCAGTATTTTCGACAATGCGCTCGGCTTCATCCTTGTCATAGATACCAGCAAATCCGAAGGCCAGACGGGCACACTGAATCATGGCTTTATGCCGTAACATCCGTTTGGGATGCGACTGCCACGGCCCCGTGATTTCTCTGCCTTCGCGGGTTTTGAATGGTTCGCGGCGGCATTCATCCATCCATTCGGTAACGCAGATCGGATGATTACGGTCCTTGCGGTAAATCCGGCATGTACAGGATGCATTGTCCTGCTCAAAGTCCATGCCATCAAACTGCTGGTTTTCATTGATGATGCGGGACCAGCCATCAACGCCCACCACCGGAACAATGCCGTTCTGCTTATCAGGGAAGGCGTAAATTTCTTTCGTCCACGGATTAAGGCCGTACTGGTTGGCGACGATCAGCAATGCGATGAACTGCGCATCGCTGGCATCACCTTTAAATGCCGTCTGGCGAAGAGTGGTGATCAGTTCCTGTGGGTCGACAGAATCCATGCCGACACGTTCAGCCAGCTTCCCTGCCAGCGTTGCGAGTGCTGTACTCATCCGTTTTATACCTCTGAATCAATATCAACCTGGTGGTGAGCAATGGTTTCAACCATGTACCGGATGTGTTCTGCCATGCGCTCCTGAAACTCAACATCGTCATCAAACGCACGGGTAATGGCTTTTTTGCTGGCCCCGTGGCGTTGCAAATGATCGATGCATAGCGATTCAAACAGGTGCTGGGGCAGGCCTTTTTCAATGTCGTCTGCCAGTTCTGCCTCTTTCTCTTCACGGGCGATCTGCTGGTAGTAACGCGCCCAGCTCTGAGCCTCAAGACGATCCTGAATGTAATAAGCGTTCATGGCTGAACTCCTGAAAATGGCTGTGAAAATATCGCCCGCGAAATGCCAGGCTGATTAGGAAAACAGGAAAGGGGATTAGCGATTCAGGCCGTTACCGCGTCCGTCGAGAAAAACTTCCACGAGCAAATCACGGGTATAAGTGCGCTCGATGCCGCGATGCAGATAAAGCCGTCCGCGTAAATTAGCTGATGCAGTCCAGGTACCATCTTTGTGTTTGACCAGCATTCCTGGCATGACCGCGCCGCGATTAACGGTCTGCGTTCCGTAATGTTGATGAACCATAAAAACTCCTGCCCGTAAGCTGGGCTGCTGAACATATAGAGACTTCTGCGCGTATTCAGGCGGTGGATGGCCGCCGGTTGTCATAACTAAGCCGCCTCGTTGAAGCGACTAAGGTATGAAATGTTGAGTTGATTTCAGCTGGTCACACCGACGTTCACGCGTCCGTTTCACCCCTCGCACTCCCCGAAGCCTGCTGAAATTCAAACTGCGGATCTAAGCGGTCATCGCAACGGTGAATCAGGTGGTTGCCGTATCGTTGTGTTGTTGCGATGAACTTATTTAAAACTATAGTTGTTTTACCGTCAACAACAAAAGTTGTTTTATTGGTTGTTTTAGATATAACTGGTTGTATTTAGGATGGATTTATTTTGTGACTTGAATCGCATAGCGATAACTGAAGCGAGGTTATGGTGGTTTTTTTAACGGTGTGTGTGATGAGGGGAGGGCAAAAGAAAACCCGGCACGGTGACCGGGATTCTTACGCCGTTAGGTAAAGATATTATTGCGGTGGCTTAATATTACTACCTAGAGCAAAGATAGGAATTAGTTCTTTACTGAATGAGCACAATGCCCAGTTGATAATTTTTAATTGGTACTACCCATGCTTCCTATATGTCTGCGGCATGCTCCCAATAACCTTACCGAAGATGAACACCCGGTTCATCTCGTCTTTCTCGATCGGGTCCCACGGTGAGTAGCTTTTGTTATCAGAGATGACCAGCAGCTTATCCTTCATCATTTGCAGGCGCTTTACATGGGCTGTGTCGTCGTACAGAAACGCATAGATACCATCACCGTCGAAAGATTTAACTGTGATATCAACGAACAGCAGATCACCTGGTTCGATCGTTCCTGACATGCTGTCACCACGCACGTTAATGATGCGGATATTTTCCGCCTTCCTACCATCGAACATATGACGAGCATCGTCAAACGAGTACTCAACCGAGCGTAGAACTTCTACAAACTCACGGTTGATGACTCCCGGCCCAGCACTGACTTCTATATCAAGAACGTCAATCTTGAAGTATTTGGAATGGCTGACAGTTGATTGTATTGGTTGCACTGTACTGTCTGACATATTTCCAACGCCAGAAGATAACCATTCTGCGCGCACACCCAAAGCGTTCGCGATCTCCACGATTTTAGTTGTTTGATTAGCTTTCCCTGTTTCGATTTTCTGAATAGCAGCTTGGCTAACCCCGACCAAATCCCCAAGCGCCTTTTGTGTAAGGCCTCGCGCTAATCTGGCTTCTTTAAGTCTTTCTGAGAGTGTTGTTTTCATAGTCCAAATGTACAACCAAGGTTTTATTTCATCAAACGAAAATGGTTGTTGACTAAAAACAACCATAGTTTTAATCTTGATTCAAATTAACCACGGAGGTTGTTATGAACCCAGCTATCAAAACAGCGATCAATATCGTTGGTTCACAAAAGAAACTGGGCGCTGCTTGCGAAGTTTCACAGCAGGCCGTCTATAAGTGGCTTCACAACAAAGCAAAGGTATCCCCTGAACATGTCGGCAGCATTGTTACGGCTACTGGTGGAGTAGTGAAGGCATACCAGATTCGCCCGGATCTTCCGAAGTTGTTTCCACACACCGAAAAGAACGCAGCTTAAATTTCCATTTCACGCTCTTTAACAATAAGCAATCAACTTAACAGTCAATTCAAACTAAAGGAGTCAATTATGCAACCACTTACATACCAACAGACTAGCGGATTTAGCCCGACTGCGGTGATAAATCGTTCTCAAACAAAACAGGTGCCAGGCCACGAAAAAATCCGTGATGCCGTCCGCGCCTGGTCGGCTGAAGATAATCAGGATGTCGTTGCCGCACTCATTGTGAATGAGTATCGAGCACAGGGCGGCGGCACTATCGATTTTTCTGATGATGTCAGTCGTGCACGCCAGAAGCTGTTCCGCTTTCTCGATAACAAATTCGATTCTGAAAAATACCGAAATAACGTGCGTGAACTGACTCCAGCAATTCTGGCAGTACTACCGCTGAAATATCGCGGCCACCTGGTTGAGCAGGATAGCTTCATGGCTCGGCTGGCTGAAATGGAAAAGGAACTCAGTGAGGCAAAACAGGCTGTCATTCTCAACGCACCACGCCACCAGAAACTGAAGGAAATTAGTGAAGGTATTGTGTCGATGTTTCGTGTGGACCCAGATCTGGCTGGTCCATTGATGGCGATGGTTACTACCATGCTGGGGGCGATATGACAGGTTCAGAAATGGCGAAAGCCGGTCTGCTGGAACAGAACCGACTTTCAGGTGCAAATCGTAACACACTCATTGCGGGAGGAATTATGGCAAACACTGCTGAGATATTCAATTTTCCAGTGCCGGATGCGGCACAAAAGGAGCCGCGCGTGGCAGATCTCGATGATGGTTATACGCGCATTGCAAATGAGTTGCTGGAAGCTGTGATGCTGGCCGGATTAACACAGCACCAGCTTCTGGTCTTCCTAGCTGTCATGCGCAAAACATATGGCTTTAATAAAAAACTGGATTGGGTGAGCAACGAGCAACTGTCCGAATTGACCGGGATATTGCCGCACAAGTGTTCTGCTGCAAAAAGTGTTCTGGTAAAGCGTGGGATTTTGATTCAGAGCGGGCGGAATATCGGTATTAATAATGTGGTCAGTGAATGGTCAACATTACCCGAATCAGGTAAGAAAAATAAAGTTTACCTGAAAGAGGTAAATTTACCTGAATCAGGTAAGAAAAGTTTACCCAAATCAGGTAAAGGCGTTTACCCGAATCAGGTAAACACAAAAGACAAACTAACAAAAGACAATATAAAACCTTTTTCGTCCGAGAATTCTGGCGAATCCTCTGACCAACCAGAAAACGATCTTCCTGTGGTGAAACCAGATGCTGCAATTCAGAGCGGCAGCAAGTGGGGGACAGCAGAAGACCTGACCGCCGCAGAGTGGATGTTTGACATGGTGAAGACCATCGCGCCATCAGCCAGAAAACCGAATTTTGCAGGGTGGGCTAACGATATCCGCCTGATGCGTGAACGTGACGGACGTAACCACCGCGACATGTGTGTGCTGTTCCGCTGGGCATGCCAGGACAACTTCTGGTCCGGTAACGTGCTAAGTCCGGCCAAACTCCGCGACAAGTGGACCCAACTCGAAATCAACCGTAACAAGCAACAGGCAGGCGTGACAGCTAGCAAACCAAAACTCGACCTGACAAACACAGACTGGATTTACGGGGTGGATCTATGAAAAACATCGCCGCACAGATGATTAACTTTGACCGTGAGCAGATGCGTCGGATCGCCAACAACATGCCGGAACAGTACGACGAAAAGCCTCAGGTACAGCAGGTAGCGCAGATCATCAATGGTGTGTTCAGCCAGTTACTGGCAACTTTCCCGGCGAGCCTGGCTAACCGTGACCAGAATGAACTGAACGAAATCCGCCGCCAGTGGGTTCTGGCTTTCCGGGAAAACGGGATCACCACAATGGAACAGGTTAACGCTGGAATGCGCGTAGCCCGTCGGCAGAATCGACCATTTCTGCCATCACCCGGGCAGTTTGTTGCATGGTGCCGGGAAGAAGCATCCGTTATCGCCGGACTGCCAAACGTCAGCGAGCTGGTTGATATGGTTTACGAGTATTGCCGGAAGCGAGGCCTGTATCCGGATGCGGAGTCTTATCCGTGGAAATCAAACGCGCACTACTGGCTGGTTACCAACCTGTATCAGAACATGCGGGCCAATGCGCTTACTGATGCGGAATTACGCCGTAAGGCCGCAGATGAGCTTGTCCATATGACTGCGAGAATTAACCGTGGTGAGGCGATCCCTGAACCAGTAAAACAACTTCCTGTTATGGGCGGTAGACCTCTAAATCGTGCACAGGCTCTGGCGAAGATCGCAGAAATTAAAGCTAAGTTCGGACTGAAAGGAGCAAGTGTATGACGGGCAAAGAGGCAATTATTCATTACCTGGGGACGCATAAGAGCTTCTGTGCACAGGACGTTGCCGCGGTAACAGGCGCAACCGTAACCAGCATAAATCAGGCTGCGGCTAAAATGGCGCGGGCAGGAATCCTGGTCGTTGATGGTAAGGTCTGGCGAACGGTGTATTACCGGTTCGCTACCAGAGAAGAACGGGAAGGAAAGGTGAGCACGAATCTGATTTTTAAGGAGTGTCGCCAGAGTGCCGCGATGAAACGCGTATTGAGGGTATATAAAAGGAACATCAATGGGTACACAATGATGAAACAGGTGAGTTGATTTCAAACTGTAGTACAATTCTCTCCAGTTTGAACAGGAAAGAATATGCTATGAACCCTTATATTTATCTTGGTGGTGCAATACTTGCAGAGGTCATTGGTACAACCTTAATGAAGTTTTCAGAAGGTTTTACACGGTTATGGCCATCTGTTGGTACAATTATTTGTTATTGTGCATCATTCTGGTTATTAGCTCAGACGCTGGCTTATATTCCTACAGGGATTGCTTATGCTATCTGGTCAGGAGTCGGTATTGTCCTGATTAGCTTACTGTCATGGGGATTTTTCGGCCAACGGCTGGACCTGCCAGCCATTATAGGCATGATGTTGATTTGTGCCGGTGTGTTGGTTATTAATTTATTGTCACGAAGCACACCACATTAAAAATAATTTGTTTCTAAACGACTAAAATATGGAGGCTCTTATATTTATATGAGCCTCGTTTTATGCTTTTTGTTAATGTCTTTATTTTTTTTATGTATTCTTTTGTGCTTTCAAGATTATGGCGTAAGAAAATTGCAATACGATTATTGTTGTATATTCAAGATAATGTGACCTTAATTGTCTTTTTAAATAAAAATTAAACAAAAATTATATCTCACCACTAAGGTTTATAAAAGCATACGTTAGCAGGTGTCACCATGAAAAAAGCCATAGCATATATGCGATTTTCATCACCAGGTCAGATGTCTGGCGACTCATTAAACCGACAGAGAAGACTTATTGCTGAATGGTTAAAGGTAAATAGTGATTATTATCTTGATACCATAACATATGAAGATTTAGGATTAAGTGCATTCAAAGGAAAGCATGCACAATCAGGAGCTTTTTCGGAATTTTTAGATGCTATAGAGCATGGTTATATATTGCCAGGAACTACATTGTTAGTTGAAAGTCTGGACAGACTTTCAAGAGAAAAAGTCGGTGAAGCGATTGAGCGTCTGAAATTGATTTTGAATCACGGTATTGATGTTATAACTCTTTGCGATAATACAGTCTATAATATTGACTCTTTGAATGATCCATATTCATTAATAAAAGCCATACTTATAGCACAAAGGGCAAATGAAGAAAGCGAGATAAAGTCAAGTCGGGTTAAATTATCATGGAAGAAAAAACGGCAGGATGCACTGGAGTCAGGCACGATTATGACGGCGTCTTGTCCGAGATGGCTCTCCTTAGATGACAAAAGAACGGCTTTTGTTCCAGACCCCGACAGGGTGAAAACTATTGAGCTAATTTTTAAACTCAGGATGGAAAGGCGCTCATTGAATGCAATAGCCAAGTATTTAAATGATCATGCTGTAAAGAATTTCTCAGGAAAAGAAAGTGCATGGGGACCTTCTGTAATTGAAAAATTATTAGCGAATAAAGCTCTGATAGGTATATGCGTACCTTCATATCGTGCAAGAGGTAAAGGAATAAGTGAAATCGCTGGCTATTATCCCAGAGTCATATCAGATGATTTGTTTTACGCTGTGCAGGAAATTCGGTTGGCACCTTTTGGTATTAGCAATAGTAGCAAAAACCCTATGTTGATAAATCTACTTCGAACAGTTATGAAGTGCGAGGCTTGTGGTAATACCATGATTGTTCATGCGGTATCTGGAAGTTTGCATGGCTATTATGTTTGTCCGATGAGAAGACTGCATCGATGTGACAGGCCATCAATAAAGAGAGATTTGGTTGATTATAATATCATTAATGAGTTGCTTTTTAATTGTAGTAAAATCCAACCAGTTGAAAACAAGAAAGATGCTAATGAAACTTTAGAGTTGAAAATTATTGAGCTCCAGATGAAAATTAATAATTTAATTGCTGCATTATCTGTTGCGCCTGAAGTTACCGCTATAGCAGAAAAAATCAGAGTATTAGATAAGGAATTACGAAGGGCTTCTGTATCATTAAAAACTTTGAAGAGTAAAGCGGTGAGCTCACTTGGTGATTTTCATGCTATTGACTTAACCAGTAAAAATGGGCGAGAGCTATGTCGTACACTTGCCTATAAAACATTCGAAAAAATCATAATCAATACAGATAATAAAACCTGTGATATCTATTTTATGAATGGCATTGTTTTTAAACACTATCCTTTAATGAAAACAATATCCGCCCAGCAGGCGATAAGTACTCTCAAATATATGGTTGATGGTGAGGTTTATTTTTGAGTAATAATCACTTTTTCAACCGTGCTATAGTAAGAAAGTTAGGTAAGTACAATAAAATTATCTATCCTGAACGAAGCGTCCTGAGCTATGGTTTTACTATAGGGACTGCCAATGGATGCTGGCGTTCTCGTTCTAGCAGTTCAACAATCCCCAATCACAAAACAATTCACTGATAACGAACTTTGCACACTCGCCTGGTTATGGCGAGCAGGGAATGTGATGTTAATTGCCTACCAGAACGTTACTCATCTTCTTCAGGATGCGGAGCATGGTGAAGCTGGTCACTTCACTTCCATCGAGCAAGAATATCCCCAGATACTCAACAGAGCGCGAGCAATCCTCGTCCGAGAAACGGCACATGTAAAACTTCAGCCGTGGCAGGATGATAAGTGGAGTCGAGTATTGCCGTATTTGCGTCAAATCTGTTAGGAGTATAGCCGCCAGCCATGAGTGTTGTATTAAAACAAGGATGTCTATATATGGGATAGCGAGAGTATGAATATCAGTTATTTTGAGAGTTAACTGATTGTGAAATTAGTTTTTTTCACAAACGAGTGGGGTTACTATGATGAGTGTTCTAATGCATAGGGAACACCTAATTTTTTCAATGAATTCAAATTGATAGGATCAAAAATGGCACAACAGAGAACTACCTCCCTCAGATCCATACCTTTAGACTTAGATGTTAAGCAAGAGGCTGTCATTAACGGTATAGAAATGGGGGTACTCGATAACGGAATTCCGTACCTTACTCAGAATGGGTTGGCAAATGTTTGTGGTGTTCAGCGTTTGCGAATCAAGGAAATTACCGATGAGTGGGCTCAATCCGTTGAGAACGGTATTTTCAAAAAAGGAAGAATGACTTTTATTGGTACATATCTTCTTAATGAAGGTTTTACAGATGAAAAACTTTATATACCAATAATTCGAAATGGTGTTGAGTACCATGCTTATCCAGATGTTGTATGCATGGCTATACTTGAATACTATGCCTTTGAAGCAAAACAAGCAGAAAGTGAGACTGCAATTAGATCTTACAGAGAGCTTGCTAAAAAAGGCCTCAAGACATTTATATACGAGGCGCTAAAATATCAACCGGAGGACCCGTGGAGGCATTACCATGACAGAGTATCTTTATTAAAAGATAAGGGAACCATACCTGATGGGTATTTCATTATATTTAATGAAATTGCAGGTATGATGGTAGATCTCATCAATGCTGGATTAGCGATTAATCAGCATACCGTACCTGATGGCAGTGTTGGTTCTTGCTGGGCGCGTCACTGGAAAGCAAAGGGGTTAGCAACAGAATTTGGAGAAAGAGTAGACTGTGAGCATTATTACCCTGAAGATTTTCTTCAGGCAAGTTCCAATCCTCAGATCATTAATGCCTATCCTGATTCTGCATTGTCAGAGTTTCGTAGATGGTTTAAGCATGAATATTTAACCACAAAGTTCCCACCGTATATTCTTAAAAAATCAAACGTGCTTCCTGGTGGTACAGAAGATGCTAATCGTCTGATAGAAGCTTTCAAAAAATCAGAGCTAGAAAATAAACCATAATTGTTTTTTGGCTTTTGATTTTACATAATCATTTTGCCATAATCATGTCATCGGAGCCTGAACAACTCCGGTGACTTCTGCGCTAAACGGGGACGTTTATGCGCACATACAATCCAAACTCTCTTCTCCCTTCACAGATGCAGAGATGCACCTGCGATTTTTTGCATCCAGCGTTTGACCTCTGCGGAGGTGAAGCGTGAATCTCCCACAAGATGGCATCAAATTACATCGCGGTAACTTCACCGCTATCGGTCGGCAGATCCAGCCTTATCTGGAGGAGGGCAAATGCTTTCGCATGGTGCTTAAACCGTGGCGTGAGAAACGCAGTCTTTCCCAGAATGCACTCAGCCACATGTGGTACAGCGAAATCAGTGAATACCTCATCAACAGGGGTAAAACGTTCGCCACTCCAGCTTGGGTAAAAGATGCTCTCAAACACACATATCTCGGTTATGAAACCAAAGACCTGGTTGATGTCGTAACCGGTGATATCACCACTATCCAGTCGTTACGCCATACCTCCGATCTTGATACCGGAGAGATGTATGTCTTCCTGTGTAAGGTTGAAGCCTGGGCGGTGAATATTGGCTGCCACCTGACTATTCCGCAGAGCTGCGAGTTCCAGCTGCTCCGTGACAAGCAGGAGGCGTAATGGCTACACCGCTTATTCGTGTCATGAACGGACACATCTACAGAGTATCAAATCGTCGTAAGCGTAAGCCTGAGCCGAAGCCATCCGAAATACCAACACTGCTCGGATATACCGCTAGCCTGGTTGATAAAAAATGGTTGCGACTGGCAGCAAGGAGGAATCATGGCTGATTTGAGAAAAGCAGCGCGTGGTCGGGAATGCCAGGTAAGAATCCCTGGCGTATGTAATGGCAATTCTGAAACGTCTGTACTGGCACATATCCGGCTGGCTGGATTGTGCGGTACCGGTATCAAACCGCCAGACCTGATTGCCACCATTGCATGTTCTGCCTGCCACGACGAAATCGACCGCCGCACACATTTTGTCGATGCTGCATATGCAAAAGAATGCGCGCTGGAAGGTATGGCGAGAACACAGGTTATCTGGCTGAAAGAGGGGGTTATTAAGGCGTGAATACCTACAGCATCACATTACCCTGGCCTCCGAGCAATAATCGCTATTACCGCCATAATCGCGGGCGCACGCACATCAGCGCAGAAGGGCAGGCATACCGCGATAACGTCACCCGAATCATTAAAAACGCAATGCTGGATATCGGCCTGGCTATGCCAGTGAAAATCCGTATTGAGTGCCACATGCCGGATCGCCGTCGCCGTGACCTGGATAATCTGCAAAAAGCCGCTTTTGACGCACTCACCAAAGCAGGTTTCTGGCTGGATGATGCTCAGGTCGTTGATTACCGCGTTGTGAAGATGCCTGTTACCAAAGGTGGGAGGCTGGAACTGACCATCACCGAAATGGGGAATGAATGATGTTTGAGTTTTATATGGCAGAACTTCTTCGCCACCGCTGGGGGCATCTGCGCTTATATCGTTTCCCCGGTTCTGTTTTGACCGATTACCGAATACTGAAGAATTACGCCAAAACCCTGACAGGAGCAGGAGTATGAAGTCAGAGATAACAATCAACTAATACTGTTTTGTTGATTTTTGCTTGTAATTGGCGTTCTGGTCTGATTTTTGTGGAGTAAGTTGATGCGTGATATTCAGATGGTTCTTGAGCGTTGGGGAGCGTGGGCGGCTAATAATCATGAAGATGTGACCTGGTCGTCCATTGCCGCCGGTTTTAAGGGATTAATTACTTCAAAAGTAAAATCTCGCCCGCAATGTTGTGACGATGACGCGATGATTATTTGCGGGTGCATGGCCCGTCTGAAAAAGAACAACAGCGATTTGCACGATTTATTAGTAGATTATTATGTAGTCGGTATGACATTCATGTCACTGGCAGGTAAGCATTGCTGCTCTGATGGTTATATCGGGAAAAGGTTACAGAAGGCTGAGGGCATAATTGAAGGGATGTTAATGGCATTAGATATCCGGTTAGAGATGGATATCGTTGTTAATAACTCTAATTAATATGCCAATTGTTTACTAAAAATTATTAAAAATGGGGCGTTGAGACGCCCCCAAAAATAAAGGGTAATATATAACAGAAGGTTTATATAGTTAGAAGCAAGGTTGTGCTTCTAAAGGAAGTGGCTTGAGGGAGCCACTTATATGTTGGGGAGGCAACGCCTCCCGCAACATATCTTTTTCGTAATCAGATTAGAACTGGTAAACCAGACCTACAGCAACGATGTCATCAGTGCTTACACCGAGTGCTTTAGTGAAGTCATTTTTGTCAAGCAGGTTGATTTTGTAATCAACGAAAGTAGACATATTTTTGTTGAAGTAATAGGTTGCACCTACATCAACATATTTGACTAAGTCCTGATCGCCCCATACTCCAAGATCTTTACCTTTAGATTGCAGGTAAGCAACGGACGGACGCAGACCGAAATCGAACTGATATTGTGCAACAGCTTCGAAGTTTTGGGCTTTATTAGCAACGAAGTGATCAGCAAATACAGTCATATTCTGGGTTTCAGAATAGGTAGTGGCCAGGTAAATGTTGTTAGCGTCATATTTCAGACCTGCGGCCCAAACTTCTGCATTTTTACCGGAAGCAAATACTTCAGGAAGAACTTTCCCTGCATTAACTTGAGTGTCGGTACGATCAGATTTCGCATAAGTTGCACCGATACCGAATCCTTCGTATTCATAGGTAGCAGAGAAACCGAAGCCATCACCGTTACCTTCAGTGTAGTTATCGAAATCGCTACGATCGTTTTTGCCTTGGTACTGAGCAGCAAAGTTCAGACCATCAACCAGACCAAAGAAGTCGTTGTTACGATAGGTTGCAACACCAGTGGTGCGACCAGTCATGAACACATCTGTTTGGGTCCAGGTATCGCCACCGAATTCTGGCAGAACGTCAGTCCACGCACCGATGTCGTATGCTACACCGTAGTTACGGCCGTAATCGATTGAGCCGTAGTCACCGAATTTCAGGCCTGCAAATGCAAGACGGGTTTTGTCTTTGGAGGAACCTTGAGATTCAGCGCGGTTGCCTTTGAATTCATATTCCCACTGACCGAAACCAGTCAGTTGATCGTTGATTTGGGTTTCACCTTTGAAGCCAAGACGGGCATAAGTAGTATCACCATCATCTGCATCATTAGAGGAGAAGTAGTGCTTGGCATTAACTTTCCCGTACAGATCCAGCTTGTTACTGTCTTTATTATAAATTTCAGCTGCCTGAGCAGACATCGCCATCAGTACTGATGCAGCTACAGCAGAAATTGCCACTGTTAATTTTTTCATCGTGAGCCCTTTTTTTTGAACTATTATTAAAAAATGATGTCACTGCGCGATAAATATTCATCTAATCAATGTGATTATTTCAAGATGTAAGTTTTAGTTTCTCATTTAATTTGTGAAGTAGATCTCTATTTTTATCTGAACTTTTTCTATCGAAACCTATTTATGGCTCTTATTTGAACAAAAATAAACCTATTAGCTAATTTATATTAATGGTTGTTATTTATGGAGGTTCTATAATTCGGCAGTTTAATTTAAATCAACTAAAAATAACGTCTGAAATTATTTATTGGTTATTTGTTGAGGTTTTCTTATGTATTTGTGGTGGTGTTTTGAACACTCGGTAGCATTCTCATAAATATCATTCAGTGGTTTACGTACGTAAAAAATTGGTTATGCTGTTAAGAGTGGTTACTTCGTCACACAGCTTAAACCCGCCGTCGAGCTGGTTTTTCCATTTTTTGAGTCTCGATATTAGCTGATAACTCAATACCTGAGTTATTCACTGACTCCGAGTCTGTTACGTTTCTGCTTTTTTGCGATACGTTGTATTCCCTCAATTTACACCCGCTTTGTCTGCGAGGTGGGGTTATGAAATCCATGGATAAGTTAACAACGGGTGTCGCCTATGGCACCTCAGCAGGTAGTGCCGGTTACTGGTTTTTACAGCTGCTCGATAAAGTCACGCCCTCACAGTGGGCAGCAATAGGTGTGCTGGGTAGCCTGGTATTTGGCCTGCTGACGTACCTGACAAACCTTTATTTCAAGATTAAAGAAGATAAGCGCAAGGCTGCGAGAGGTGAATAATGCCTCCATCATTACGAAAAGCCGTTGCTGCTGCTATTGGTGGCGGAGCAATTGCTATAGCATCAGTGTTAATTACTGGCCCAAGTGGTAACGATGGTCTGGAAGGTGTCAGCTACATACCATACAAAGATATTGTTGGTGTATGGACTGTATGTCACGGGCATACAGGAAAAGACATCATGCTCGGTAAAACGTATACCAAAGCAGAATGCAAAGCCCTCCTGAATAAAGACCTTGCCACGGTCGCCAGACAAATTAACCCGTACATCAAAGTCGATATACCGGAAACAATGCGCGGCGCTCTTTACTCATTCGTTTACAACGTGGGTGCTGGCAATTTCAGAACATCGACGCTTCTTCGCAAAATAAACCAGGGCGATATCAAAGGCGCATGTGATCAGCTACGTCGCTGGACATATGCTGGCGGTAAGCAATGGAAAGGCCTGATGACTCGTCGTGAGATTGAGCGTGAAGTCTGTTTGTGGGGGCAACAGTGAGCAGAGTAACCGCGATTATATCCGCTCTGATTATCTGCATCATCGTCAGCCTGTCATGGGCGGTCAATCATTACCGTGATAACGCAATCGCCTACAAAGCCCAGCGCGACAAAAATGCCAGAGAACTGAAGCTAGCGAACGCGGCAATTACTGACATGCAGATGCGTCAGCGTGATGTTGCTGCGCTCGATGCAAAATACACGAAGGAGTTAGCTGATGCGAAAGCTGAAAATGATGCTCTGCGTGATGATGTTGCCGCTGGTCGTCGTCGGTTGCACATCAAAGCAGTCTGTCAGTCAGTGCGTGAAGCCACCACGGCCTCCGGCGTGGATAATGCAGCCTCCCCCCGACTGGCAGACACCGCTGAACGGGATTATTTCACCCTCAGAGAGAGGCTGATCACTATGCAAAAACAACTGGAAGGAACCCAGAAGTATATTAATGAGCAGTGCAGATAGAGCTGACCATATCGATGGGCAACTCATGCAATTATTTTGAGCAATACACACGCGCTTCCAGCGGAGTATAAATGCCTAAAGTAATAAAACCGAGCAATCCATTTACGAATGTTTGCTGGGTTTCTGTTTTAACAACATTTTCTGCGCCGCCACAAATTTTGGCTGCATCGACAGTTTTCTTCTGCCCAATTCCCGAAACGAAGAAATGATGGGTGATGGTTTCCTTTGGTGTTACTGCTGTCGGTTTGTTTCCAACAGTAAACGTCTGTTGAGCACATCCTGTAATAAGCATTGCCAGAGCGGCAGAAAACAACATTTTTTTCATCTTATTATCCTGCATTGTTAAAAACGGCAGAATCCTATGTGACAACAATTAAACGATAGTTAAATGGATTGATGAAAATTAAAACTATATAGGTGGATGCTCAGCCTATTGGAGGAGGGGGGCACTCAGAATCCTGTGGAATGAAATAAACCGCTCTATCTGTCCATTACCCTTTTAGCTGCGCTGTATCGTCGCCGTATTCCCGCATTAACCATGACCGTAGCCCGACGGGGAATTCCTTCTGCGTGAGTGTGCGGGAATAATCAAAAACGATGCACACCGGGTTTTACTGTGCTGACAGACGCAGGGTTACCCTCATAGTCGCTTTTCCGGTGCGATGGTGGAAGAAACCGGGATGTTCATCCATCATCACTTTGGATTGATGTATATGCTCTCTTTTCTGACGTTAGTCTCCGACGGCAGGCTTCAATGACCCAGGCTGAGAAATTCCCAGACCCTTTTTGCTCAAGAGCGATGTTAATTTGTTCAATCATTTGGTTAGGAAAGCGGATGTTGCGGGTTGTTGTTCTGCGGGTTCTGTTCTTCGTTGACATGAGGTTGCCCCGTATTCAGTGTCGCTGATTTGTATTGTCTGAAGTTGTTTTTACGTTAAGTTGATGCAGATCAATTAATACGATACCTGCGTCATAATTGATTATTTGACGTGGTTTGATGGCGTAGATGCACGTTGTGACATGTAGATGATAATTATTATCATTTTTGCGGGTCCTTTCCGGCGATCCGACAGGTTACGGGGCGGCGACCTCGCGGGTTTTCGCTATTTATGAAAATTTTCCGGTTTAAGGCGTTTCCGTTCTTCTTCGTCATAACTTAATGTTTTTATTTAAAATACCCTCTGAAAAGAAAGGAAACGACAGGTGCTGAAAGCGAGCTTTTTGGCCTCTGTCGTTTCCTTTCTCTGTTTTTGTCCGTGGAATGAACAATGGAAGTCAACAAAAAGCAGCTGGCTGACATTTTCGGTGCGAGTATCCGTACCATTCAGAACTGGCAGGAACAGGGAATGCCCGTTCTGCGAGGCGGTGGCAAGGGTAATGAGGTGCTTTATGACTCTGCCGCCGTCATAAAATGGTATGCCGAAAGGGATGCTGAAATTGAGAACGAAAAGCTGCGCCGGGAAGTTGAAGAACTGCGGCAGGCCAGCGAGACAGATCTCCAGCCAGGGACTATTGAGTACGAACGCCATCGACTTACGCGTGCGCAGGCCGACGCACAGGAGCTGAAAAATGCCAGAGACTCCGCTGAAGTGGTGGAAACCGCATTCTGTACTTTCGTGCTGTCGCGGATCGCAGGTGAAATTGCCAGTATTCTCGACGGGATCCCCCTGTCGGTGCAGCGGCGTTTTCCGGAACTGGAAAACCGACATGTTGATTTCCTGAAACGGGATATCATCAAAGCCATGAACAAAGCAGCCGCGCTGGATGAACTGATACCGGGGTTGCTGAGTGAATATATCGAACAGTCAGGTTAACAGGCTGCGGCATTTTGTCCGCGCCGGGCTTCGCTCACTGTTCAGGCCGGAGCCACAGACCGCCGTTGAATGGGCGGATGCCAATTACTATCTCCCAAAAGAATCCGCATACCAGGAAGGGCGCTGGGAAACACTGCCCTTTCAGCGGGCCATCATGAATGCGATGGGCAGCGACTACATCCGTGAGGTGAATGTGGTGAAGTCTGCCCGTGTCGGTTATTCCAAAATGCTGCTGGGTGTTTATGCCTACTTTATAGAGCATAAGCAGCGCAACACCCTTATCTGGTTGCCGACGGATGGTGATGCCGAGAACTTTATGAAAACCCACGTTGAGCCGACCATCCGCGATATTCCGTCGCTGCTGGCGCTGGCTCCGTGGTATGGCAAAAAGCACCGGGATAACACGCTCACTATGAAGCGTTTTTCCAATGGTCGTGGCTTCTGGTGCCTGGGCGGTAAAGCGGCAAAAAACTACCGTGAAAAGTCGGTGGATGTGGCGGGTTATGATGAACTTGCTGCCTTTGATGAGGATATTGAACAGGAAGGCTCTCCGACGTTCCTTGGCGACAAACGTATTGAAGGCTCGGTCTGGCCAAAGTCCATCCGTGGCTCCACGCCCAAAGTGAGAGGCACCTGCCAGATTGAGCGTGCAGCCAGTGAATCCCCGCATTTTATGCGTTTTCATGTTGCCTGCCCGCACTGCGGGGAGGAGCAGTATCTTAAATTTGGCGACAAAGAGACGCCGTTTGGCCTCAAATGGACGCCGGATGACCCCTCCAGCGTGTTTTATCTCTGCGAGCATAATGCCTGCGTCATCCGCCAGCAGGAGCTGGACTTTACTGATGCCCGTTATATCTGCGAAAAGACCGGGATCTGGACCCGTGATGGCATTCTCTGGTTTTCGTCATCCGGTGAAGAGATTGAGCCGCCGGACAGTGTGACCTTTCACATCTGGACGGCGTACAGCCCGTTCACCACCTGGGTGCAGATTGTCAAAGACTGGATGAAGACGAAAGGGGATACGGGAAAACGTAAAACCTTCGTGAACACCACGCTCGGTGAGACATGGGAAGCGAAAATTGGCGAACGTCCGGATGCTGAGGTGATGGCGGAGCGGAAAGAGCATTATTCAGCGCCCGTTCCTGACCGTGTGGCTTACCTGACCGCCGGTATCGACTCCCAGCTGGACCGCTACGAAATGCGCGTATGGGGATGGGGGCCGGGTGAGGAAAGCTGGCTGATTGACCGGCAGATTATTATGGGCCGCCACGACGATGAACAGACGCTGCTGCGTGTGGATGAGGCCATCAATAAAACCTATACCCGCCGGAATGGTGCAGAAATGTCGGTATCCCGTATCTGCTGGGATACTGGCGGGATTGACCCGACCATTGTGTATGAACGCTCGAAAAAGCATGGGCTGTTCCGGGTGATCCCCATTAAAGGGGCATCCGTCTACGGAAAGCCAGTGGCCAGCATGCCACGTAAGCAAAACAAAAACGGGGTTTACCTTACCGAAATCGGTACGGATACCGCGAAAGAGCAGATTTATAACCGCTTCACACTGACGCCGGAAGGGGATGAACCGCTTCCCGGTGCCGTTCACTTCCCGAATAACCCGGATATTTTTGATCTGACCGAAGCGCAGCAGCTGACTGCTGAAGAGCAGGTCGAAAAATGGGTGGATGGCAGGAAAAAAATACTGTGGGACAGCAAAAAGCGACGCAATGAGGCGCTCGACTGCTTCGTTTATGCGCTGGCGGCGCTGCGCATCAGTATTTCCCGCTGGCAGCTGGATCTCAGTGCACTGCTGGCGAGCCTGCAGGAAGAGGATGGTGCAGCAACCAACAAGAAAACACTGGCAGATTACGCCCGTGCCTTATCCGGAGAGGATGAATGACGCGACAGGAAGAACTTGCCGCTGCCCGTGCGGCACTGCATGACCTGATGACAGGAAAACGGGTGGCAACGGTACAGAAAGACGGACGGCGAGTGGAGTTTACGGCCACTTCCGTGTCTGACCTGAAAAAATACATTGCGGAGCTGGAAGTGCAGACCGGCATGACACAGCGACGCAGGGGACCTGCAGGATTTTATGTATGAAAACGTCCTCCATTCCCACCCTTCTGGGGCCGGACGGCATGACATCGCTGCGTGAATATGCCGGTTATCACGGCGGTGGCAGCGGATTTGGTGGGCAGTTGCGGGCGTGGAACCCACCGAGTGAAAGTGTGGATGCAGCCCTGTTGCCCAACTTTACCCGTGGCAATGCCCGCGCGGACGATCTGGTACGCAATAACGGCTATGCCGCCAACGCCATCCAGCTGCATCAGGATCATATCGTCGGGTCTTTTTTCCGGCTCAGTCATCGCCCAAGCTGGCGCTATCTGGGCATCGGGGAGGAAGAAGCCCGTGCCTTTTCCCGCGAGGTTGAAGCGGCATGGAAAGAGTTTGCCGAGGATGACTGCTGCTGCATTGACGTTGAGCGAAAACGCACGTTTACCATGATGATTCGGGAAGGTGTGGCCATGCACGCCTTTAACGGTGAACTGTTCGTTCAGGCCACCTGGGATACCAGTTCGTCGCGGCTTTTCCGGACACAGTTCCGGATGGTCAGCCCGAAGCGCATCAGCAACCCGAACAATACCGGCGACAGCCGGAACTGCCGTGCCGGTGTGCAGATTAATGACAGCGGTGCGGCGCTGGGATATTACGTCAGCGAGGACGGGTATCCTGGCTGGATGCCGCAGAAATGGACATGGATACCCCGTGAGTTACCCGGCGGGCGTGCCTCGTTCATTCACGTTTTTGAACCCGTGGAGGACGGGCAGACCCGCGGTGCAAATGTGTTTTACAGCGTGATGGAGCAGATGAAGATGCTCGACACGCTGCAGAACACGCAGCTGCAGAGCGCCATTGTGAAGGCGATGTATGCCGCCACCATTGAGAGTGAGCTGGATACGCAGTCAGCGATGGATTTTATTCTGGGCGCGAACAGTCAGGAGCAGCGGGAAAGGCTGACCGGCTGGATTGGTGAAATTGCCGCGTATTACGCCGCAGCACCGGTCCGTCTGGGAGGCGCAAAAGTGCCGCACCTGATGCCGGGGGACTCACTGAACCTGCAGACGGCTCAGGACACGGATAACGGCTACTCCGTGTTTGAACAGTCACTGTTGCGGTATATCGCTGCCGGGCTGGGTGTCTCGTATGAGCAGCTTTCCCGGAATTACGCCCAGATGAGCTACTCCACGGCACGGGCCAGTGCGAACGAGTCGTGGGCGTACTTTATGGGGCGGCGAAAATTCGTCGCATCCCGTCAGGCGAGCCAGATGTTTCTGTGCTGGCTGGAAGAGGCCATCGTTCGCCGCGTGGTGACGTTACCTTCAAAAGCGCGCTTCAGTTTTCAGGAAGCCCGCAGTGCCTGGGGGAACTGCGACTGGATAGGCTCCGGTCGTATGGCCATCGATGGTCTGAAAGAAGTTCAGGAAGCGGTGATGCTGATAGAAGCCGGACTGAGTACCTACGAGAAAGAGTGCGCAAAACGCGGTGACGACTATCAGGAAATTTTTGCCCAGCAGGTCCGTGAAACGATGGAGCGCCGTGCAGCCGGTCTTAAACCGCCCGCCTGGGCGGCTGCAGCATTTGAATCCGGGCTGCGACAATCAACAGAGGAGGAGAAGAGTGACAGCAGAGCTGCGTAATCTCCCGCATATTGCCAGCATGGCCTTTAATGAGCCGCTGATGCTTGAACCCGCCTATGCGCGGGTTTTCTTTTGTGCGCTTGCAGGCCAGCTTGGGATCAGCCGCCTGACGGATGCGGTGTCCGGCGACAGCCTGACTGCCCAGGAGGCACTCGCGACGCTGGCATTATCCGGTGATGATGACGGACCACGACAGGCCCGCAGTTATCAGGTCATGAACGGCATCGCCGTGCTGCCGGTGTCCGGCACGCTGGTCAGCCGGACGCGGGCGCTGCAGCCGTACTCGGGGATGACCGGTTACAACGGCATTATCGCCCGTCTGCAACAGGCTGCCAGCGATCCGATGGTGGACGGCATTCTGCTCGATATGGACACGCCCGGCGGGATGGTGGCGGGAGCATTTGACTGTGCTGACATCATCGCCCGTGTGCGTGACATAAAGCCGGTATGGGCGCTGGCCAACGACATGAACTGCAGTGCAGGTCAGCTGCTTGCCAGCGCCGCCTCCCGGCGTCTGGTCACGCAGACCGCCCGGACAGGCTCCATCGGCGTCATGATGGCTCACAGTAATTACGGTGCTGCGCTGGAGAAACAGGGTGTGGAAATCACGCTGATTTACAGCGGCAGCCATAAGGTGGATGGCAACCCCTACAGCCATCTTCCGGATGACGTCCGGGAGACACTGCAGTCCCGGATGGACGCAACCCGCCAGATGTTTGCGCAGAAGGTGTCGGCATATACCGGCCTGTCCGTGCAGGCTGTGCTGGATACCGAGGCTGCAGTGTACAGCGGTCAGGAGGCCATTGATGCCGGACTGGCTGATGAACTTGTTAACAGCACCGATGCGATCACCGTCATGCGTGATGCACTGGATGCACGTAAATCCCGTCTCTCAGGAGGGCGAATGACCAAAGAGACTCAATCAACAACTGTTTCAGCCACTGCTTCGCAGGCTGACGTTACTGACGTGGTGCCAGCGACGGAGGGCGAAAACGCCAGCGCGGCGCAGCCGGACGTGAACGCGCAGATCACCGCAGCGGTTGCGGCAGAAAACAGCCGCATTATGGGGATCCTCAACTGTGAGGAGGCTCACGGACGCGAAGAACAGGCACGCGTGCTGGCAGAAACCCCCGGTATGACCGTGGAAACGGCCCGCCGCATTCTGGCCGCAGCACCACAGAGTGCACAGGCGCGCAGTGACACTGCGCTGGATCGTCTGATGCAGGGGGCACCGGCACCGCTGGCTGCAGGTAACCCGGCATCTGATGCCGTTAACGATTTGCTGAACACACCAGTGTAAGGGATGTTTATGACGAGCAAAGAAACCTTTACCCATTACCAGCCGCTGGGCAACAGTGACCCGGCTCATACCGCAACCGCGCCCGGCGGATTGAGTGCGAAAGCGCCTGCAATGACCCCGCTGATGCTGGACACCTCCACCCGTAAGCTGGTTGCGTGGGATGGCACCACCGACGGTGCTGCCGTTGGCATTCTTGCGGTTGCTGCTGACCAGACCAGCACCACGCTGACGTTCTACAAGTCCGGCACGTTCCGTTATGAGGATGTGCTCTGGCCGGAGGCTGCCAGCGATGAGACGAAAAAACGGACCGCGTTTGCCGGAACGGCAATCAGCATCGTTTAACCTTACCCTTCATCACTAAAGGCCGCCTGTGCGGCTTTTTTTACGGGATTTTTTTATGTCGATTTACACAACCGCCCAGCTGCTGGCGGCAAATGAGCAGAAATTTAAGTTTGATCCGCTGTTTCTGCGTCTCTTTTTCCGTGAGAGCTATCCCTTCACCACGGAGAAAGTCTATCTCTCACAAATTCCGGGACTGGTAAACATGGCGCTGTACGTTTCGCCGATTGTTTCCGGTGAGGTTATCCGTTCCCGTGGCGGATCCACCTCTGAATTTACACCGGGATATGTCAAGCCCAAGCACTTAGCATGGCTTTCTGAGGCTTTCGTGTAGTTGCTGGTTTTTACACTTAATCTTTTGATAATAAAGAATAAGTTTATCTGGCGCTTTCACTGGATTTTCCTCGTTATCTGTGTGTTGCAATCATCTCTGTATTGCAGCTTGTATTGCTTTTTGGGGCTAAAAATGGCTGGCGAGAACAAACTGAGCGACAAAGCACTTAAAGGATATCTGGGGAAACCCAGAGAAAAGCAGATCACCATTGCTGATGGAAAGGGGCTTTCTATTCGTGTGAGTACCAAGGGGGCTGTGAGCTTTGTTTTCTTCTACAGGTTAGCAGGTGGCCGGGCTGCTCCGGTCTGGCTAACGTTGGGTAAATATCCTGATATGTCACTCAAACAGGCAAGGGAAAAGCGCGACGAGTGCCGTGGTTGGTTGGCTGACAAACGTGATCCGCGTATCCAGATTAAGATTCAGGCTGAAGAACGCTTAAAGCCGGTCACAGTGGAGGATGCACTAAATTACTGGTATGAAAATTACTGTAAGGTGCGTCGTAAAACTCATGCTGTAACGCTTGGCAGATTTCGAAAGCATATCTTTCCCTATATCGGTCATTTGCCCGTAAATGACACTCACCTATATGAATGGCTGGACTGTTTTGACCGAATTAAACGTAATGCACCAGTTATGGCGGCGTATGTTTTTTCTGACACTAAATTAGCTCTTCGTTTTTGTCGGGTACGCCAGTACGCGACGTGTGATGCTTTAAAGGATTTGCGCATGAGTGATGTGGGGCAGATTGCAGGTAAGCGGGATCGGGTTCTGGATGAAGCCGAACTGGGCCAGCTCTGGAAGGCAATTTTTGTCGAGCCTGATTTAAAACTAATGTCTGAATACACGCGAAAAATGTTTGTGCTTTGTACAGTATTTGGATGTCGAATGAGTGAAGCCCGATTATCTGAATGGAGCGAATGGGATCTCGAAAGTTGGGTTTGGACTGTACCAAAAGATCACTCAAAAACTGGTGTTGAAATCGTCAGACCAGTACCTGAAATTCTACGACAGTGGGTAACGGATGTTCACGAAGAGACAAAACATACTGGTTATGTGCTGGGAAGTCTGCGAATTAGAGAAAGCGTAAGCAAGATTGGGGGGAAAATCGGTAAACGTTTGGGCCATGAAAAACAATGGTCACTACACGACCTTAGAAGAACGCTATCTACTCATCTAAGTGATCTCGGTGTTGAATTTTATGTAGTAGAACAACTGTTAGGCCATGCGCTACCTGGCGTGGCAGGTGTTTACAACCGGAGTAAGTTTATGGCTAAAAAACTGGATGCTCTGGAACTCTGGACTACATATCTCAATAGCATCGCAGGTGCTGATTCAAAAGTGACAATCCTCAAACAAAAGGCTGGTTAACATGAAAAAAATGGCAATTGTTGATAAAAAGGGTCTGGAGTACATTCCTAACATCGATCGTATGATCCGTGAGAAAGAATGTCGGGAGCTAACCACTCTTGCAAACAGCACACGCTGGAAGCTGGAGAAGGAAGGAAAATTTCCTAAGCGGATCAAGATTGGTTCCACTGCTGTTGCATATCGTCTTTCAGAAGTGCAGGCATGGATTCGAGGTGAGTGGGTAGTTTAAATTATCTCAGAATAAAATATTATGAATTACTGATTTGAGAATTTGTACTCAAATCAGTAATAACATTCTTTATAAGAGATTAAATCCAAATAAAGAGTAATCATATACCGGGGTGCATTGCATCCCACTGAATATGCTGATGTTTTTTTCTGTTTCTATCCTTTTTTCAATAAGTTGTTGTATATTTTTACAGTACAATTTGTGTGTGATGTTATTATCGTAAGCCTGATATAGCAACGTCAATGTTGACGCTAGGAAACATACAGATAAAATTAAAATAATATATGCAGTTTTTTTATTTTTTGTCCATGATCTATTTGTTTGTGAAATATAAAGAATTCTGAGGTGGATAATGGTGAGAGACAATAGCAGGCCACTCAATAAAATAAGTATTGGGTTTGCGTATTTTATTAATGGTTGAGAGCAAAAAACTATTATAGCTCCTGTGACTGCGTATGAGAAAAAGGAGTGATTAAACTTCTTACTCCTTCTCTCAAGTATTTTAATTTCATCTTGTGTGGGGGTTTTAGATGCCTCTAATATAAGTTTATTGAATGTTTCTGTTATCTTGTTTTTTGTGTTTGTGGCTATTTTTTTTAGATTCATAGCATTCTAACTCCCTTAACTTATTTATTACTTTCTCTTTATGATAAGAGAGGGGAATGACTTGGTAAAGTGATTTGTCATTAATAATGATAATCCTTGCGATAAATATTTCTGCAAGTTATTTATCTGTTTGTTGCTATCTTGTTAAGCGTTGGGTGTGGTTTATGTTTGGAGCGACTTTATTTAATCGTGATTTTATGGATTTATATTTATATCCTGTAAGATAAGCGCATGTTAGTTCAGGAGTAGTGTCAGATAAAATTATTCGGAGTAGAACTACCTTTTCTGTTTATTGCCAGTATTTACATAGCAATGCGCCGTAGTTACTCACATCACGGCGCTGATACTAATTATTCAGATTCTTTGGCTTTACGCCGCTGGAGTTCTTCACGAGCGACGGCTACGAGTTGCCCGATTTCCTCCGCTGCCTTGATGCCGATTTGTTCGACCTTAGCTAAGGCATCCAGTGAAGACACGAGGGGATTTTCTCCGCTTCCTTCTGCCTGGCGGCGGGCGATCTCACCGCGCATGGCGGTTACTATGAATCCGGCGTTGCTTTCGCCGTCCAGTTTTACGGATTCCATGCCCTCCATAACATCGTGGGGAACCCTGATCGTTGTCATTTGCGATTTTGCATTTTTGTATACAGACATAGTTAATCACCAATTTGTTATGTGTATATCACTATACACAAAAGTGAGATATAAAAACACTTGCAATGTATATCACCACAATATAATGTATATCTCACATTATGGTAGCTATGTATCTCACAATGATCGATTCATAAAAACGACGAAACCCGGCAGTGCGCGAACACTAACCGGGCTTCTAACCAAACCGTTAAACGAGGTAACGACTATGGCTGGAACACAGCATACCCAAACTCACCCTAAATTTATATACATCTTTCTGGCGCTACATCGCGATCGCATAGCAGATGGAGCAACTACGGTACATGTAGCCGCTGACACGCTGGTTGATGCCCGCAAGATGGTTAAGGAGATGGGCTATACTGCGGCTTTCTGGAAAGGGCGGGAAGAAAACACGCTGTTTATTCAGAAATGTGAAAACAATTTCATCTGGCGTTTTATCGCCCTGAGTACGGCACAACCGCGCGTGATTACCATCGAGGCCACCAGCGAACAGGAAGCCCGCCAGCAATCCCCAACTGGCTGCGTGATGATATTCGCCGCCCGTATTCGTCAGGAGGTGTGCCATGAATGATCTTTATTTTAAAGTGCTGACACATGCTGAAAACGCGCTCGTTTGTGGCAAAAATATGCGAGAAATCTTATCAACTTGGCTTGATGGGACAACAAATGCGGAACACGATGAACGGGATGCTAATTTAGCTGGAGCGTTAATTACGTTACTTGATCCTGTCATCAAAGAGCTGGATGAAGCTATAAAAATACACGACCAGAGCTATACCGGAGAATAAAAATGAAAAATAAATTTTCTGGCTTTATTGCCAGCGGTCAAACTCATTCAAAAATCAGCCTTGGGGATATTTTCAAAGATAGCTATGGCTATCGAGTAAAGATTATTTCGGTTGATGATCGCCGTGTCTCTTATTTGCGTGATGGTTATGATTTTGAATGTGTTATGCCGCGTCAGCAGTTCGAAAGAGATTTCATTCTGGTAAAAAATTGCAAGACAGATAATCAGAGGCGTGCCGCAGGCTATATCCGCAAAATTCGGGCAATGTTAGTTGCCGGAGGTAACAAATGAAACGTGCTCCGAACTTAAAATACCAACCGCGCGACAAAATGACAGAAGTCATCATTTTTGCTGGCAGTGATGCCTGGAGCCATGCAAAAGAATGGAATGAATGGGCGGGTAAGCATATTGCAGCAGATGATACACCACCAGTAATTCTGGGTACGGAACAACTGGAAAACCTGGATGATATGCAAATTATCGATGAAGGCCGTCATTATGTGCGTGTTTATCGTGCCGGAAAGATCGCAGAGAAAAATCTGACGAAGGTTGCGACATTACTTGCTATTGCAGGCGTAAAGGAAGCACGTTGTTACCGTAGCTTTGTTGATCGAGAGCCTGAAGACTGGACTCCGCGCCTTGTCGGCCTAAAAGCTGAAGCGGAGCATGGGGAAAGTCTGGTGATTGAACTGCCAGTGAAGAAGGCAGAGCGCAAAAATGACGAGCGTGCTTCATCTTTGGCGTTGAATCAGATGGGGGCCAGCCAGCGCGGTGAAGTTCTCCTGGCACATTACGGCGGCGAACTGGCAATCAATGCCGACTCTGACACCGTTCATCATTACAACGGCGTTGTATGGGAGCCGGTTCAGGATAAAGAGTTACAGCGTGCTATGGCGCAGATTTTCATTGATGCGGAGATCAGCTATTCGCAGAACGCCATTAAATCGGCGGTAGATACCATGAAGTTAAGTTTGCCTGTAATGGGGAATACAGCCCGTAACCTGATTGGATTCAGTAACGGGGTATTTGATACCAGAACAGGTAATTTTCGGGATCATAACAAAAACGACTGGTTGTTAATTGCCAGTGAATTACCTTTCAGCCCACCAGCAGAGGGGGAAACGCTGGCAACACATGCGCCGAATTTCTGGAAGTGGTTGCGCCGTTCGGTGGCTGAGAATGACCGCAAGGCAGATCGCGTACTGGCGGCATTATTCATGGTGCTGGCGAACCGGTACGACTGGCAGTTATTCATTGAGGTAACAGGGCCGGGGGGAAGTGGTAAAAGCGTGATGGCGGAGATTTGCACCATGCTGGCGGGTAAGGCTAATACAGTATCAGCAAGCATGAAGGCGCTGGAAGATGCAAGGGAACGTGCGTTAGTGGTTGGCTTTTCGCTGATTATCATGCCGGATATGACCCGCTACGCTGGTGATGGGGCAGGGATTAAGGCCATTACAGGCGGTGACAAGGTGGCAATTGACCCGAAACACAAAGCCCCCTATTCAACGCGTATTCCGGCAGTAGTGCTGGCGGTTAACAATAACGCCATGTCATTCAGTGACCGCAGCGGGGGGATCTCACGTCGTCGGGTGATATTCAATTTTTCGGAAGTTGTACCGGAGAACGAACGCGATTCGATGCTGGCGGAAAAAATAGAAGGTGAGCTGGCGGTAGTGATTCGTCATCTGCTTACACGGTTTGCTGATCAGGACGAAGCCAGACGCCTGTTATATGAGCAGCAGAAATCTGAAGAAGCACTGGCGATAAAGCGAGAGGGGGATTCGCTGGTGGACTTCTGCGGCTATCTCATGGCATCGGTAATGTGTGATGGCCTGTTAGTGGGTAATGCTGAAATTGTGCCATTCAGCCCACGCAGGTATCTCTATCATGCCTATCTGGCTTATATGAGGGCACATGGGTTTGGTAAACCTGTAACACTGACGCGCTTCGGTAAAGATATGCCGGGGGCAATGGCGGAATATGGCAGGGAGTATATGAAACGGAAAACGAAGCACGGTTTGCGTTCAAACGTGACACTGACGGAGGAATCAGAAGACTGGATGCCATCATGTGTATCGGTCACTAATGACGATAGCAAAAATTAAACTTATGGAATAACTGTTCACCACTGTTCACCCTGTCATAAATATCTTTTATATCAGTATATTATAGGGTGAACAGTTATTTATGAACTGTTCACCAAACTATTCACTGTTCACCTTTTTGATTGTTTATTGAGCTTCAAGGGTGAACAGTGGTGAACAGTTGGTGAATAGTTTTTGTGAAACTGTTCACCCATTAACATTATGAATTAAAAGAGAAAATATCAAAAGGTGAACAGGTGAAGGGTTAAAACGCAAAAATTTTAATTTACTGCTGTGAGATAAAGCCTATGACAGCGAAGCACACAAAAAAATCACAATCGCACGCCCTTGATTTGACGGAACACTGGTTAAGGGTGTCGATAAAAATCATCGACCGCAACGCCGGGGAAGGATACGCGAAAGCACATCCCGAACTGATTAGCGCATTCATGACAACGGCGGCTGCAAACTTTGCCACTCTGACCGAACGGGAGATTGCTGAAGCGGAGGAAGTGACAACAATCAATATTAAGTCCGGAGAGCAGGCAGCATGACGGCGCAAATATCAGTTTACGGGCGGTTGGTGGACGACCCGCAGACAAAACAGACCAGCAAGGGCACCCCCATGACGCTGGCGCGTATGGCGGTATCACTGCCCTGCAGTCAGTCGGATGACGGTCAGGCGACGATGTGGTTATCTGTCCTGGCGTTTGGCAGACAAGCCGACGCGCTGGCAAAGCATCACAAAGGCGAACTCCTGAGCGTGGCGGGTAACATGCAGATGAGCCAGTGGACTGGACAGAACGGCGAAACGCGGCAGGGCTGGCAGGTTATCGCAGACAGCGTAATCAGTGCGCGATCGGTGCGACCGGGCGGCAATAAAGGCCAACAGGGGCAGGCTACTGACGCACTGAACAGAGCAAAACAACAGGCAGATCAGCAAGGAAGCCAGCCACCAGTGGGAGATAATGAGCAATGGGGAGATGATATCCCGTTTTAAATATTGCCAATAAAAAAAGGCCGGAAAAAATAAATTTTCCGGCATGCTACATAAATCCCGACCAAAGGGAGTGAAGATATTAACACTAATTTTCCGCACTGAAGTTGTCACCCCAAAACTTTATACAACATTGCACTCGGTTGCATGTATTCGCATGACAAATATCGGTGATAGCATATATCCACAATTATTTTTAATGAATGCAAAGAGGATGCGTATGGTTGATTTATATTCGCCTACTCAGCTTGTACAGGTGGTTAATGCTGTAGATGTACAAAAACAACTAAATGCGTTGTTTACCAGTTTGTTTTTTACTCGCTCGGTAATGTTTGAATCGCGCGATATTATTCTTGATACAATCGACGATCCAAATATCCCAATTGCAGCGTTTTGTTCTCCTATGGTGGGTAGTAAAGTTTCACGTGACGAAGGGTACGAATCAAAAACAATTCGTCCAGGCTATATGAAGCCGAAAAGCAGCATTGATCCAAATAAGTTAGCTGTGCGCCCTGCTGGTGTATCACCTGAGCAATACAATGCTTTTGGGGCGCGTAATATTAAAGTTAAACAGGCGATTGTAAATCAAGCTAAAGCTATTCGTGCACGTATTGAATGGCTTGCTGTTCAGGCAATCACAACGGGGAAAAATATCATTGAGGGCGATGGTATTGAACGTTATGAGCTGGACTGGAATATTAAACCACAAAATATCATCACTCAGTCTGGCGGTGCTGAGTGGTCAGGTAAGGATAAAGAAACTTTTGATCCAAATGATGATATTGAGAGCTACGCAGAATTTAGTGAGGGCGTCACTAATATTATCATTATGGGCGGTAATGTATGGAAGAAATACCGTTCATTCAGAGCGATAAAAGAGGCTCTGGATACCCGTCGTGGTTCTAATTCCGAACTGGAAACGGCCCTTAAAGACCTTGGTGATTCGGTGAGTTTTAAAGGGTATATGGGCGATGTTGCGATTGTTGTTTACAGCGGGCGTTATACCGACGAGGACGGAACAGAAAAACATTTCCTTGATCCTGATTTGATGGTGCTTGGCAATACGGCTCTTCAGGGGATTGTCGCCTATGGCGGTATTCAGGATCCGGAGCTAATCCGAATGGGGCTGACTAAAGCCGAACTTGCACCGAAAAACTATATTGTGCCTGGTGATCCGGCTATTGAATATGTGCAGACACATTCAGCACCACAGCCAATACCGGCCCGCATCAATCGTTTTGTTACCGTTCGCATTGGCTAAGGGGGAGCAATGGCTACTCATTACACTGAACTCATGGCTGGCACTGAAGCACTGGTGACTACGCTGGGGATATTTTCAGCTAATAAAGGGGTAATTCCTGCATTTACGCCACTGATGCAGGAAGATGCAACAGGTGCACTGGTAGTATGGGATGGTTCGAGCGTAGGTAAAGCGGTTTATGTTTCCGCTGTACAAATCGACACCGCGAAAAAAACACAGGCTCAGGTCTATAAGACAGGTGTCTTAAATGTTGATGCTCTGAACTGGCCTGAGTCTGTTAAAGAACTGTCAGTAAAGGTTGCAGCGTTTGTTGGCTCAGGTATTTCTGTTCAGCCGCTGGCTCGTGTGTAAAGGGGGATACAATGCAGAATGATTACAATGACCTTAAGCCAATTGCCGAAATGATGTACCCGAATCAAGCTGTAGAGGAATTAAAAGCTATCGCTGACAAAATGTGTTTAAGCGAGCGCCTTGTTGATATGAATCAGGTGATGGAAATTACAACCCTGAGTCGTCGTACACTGCTAAACCTTGAGGCTAGTGGAGAGTTCCCGGAGCGTGTGCAGGTTACGGAAGGGCGTAAGGCCTGGTATTTAAGTGAAGTGATCGACTGGATAAATAATATTCCTCGCGCTTCTGAATATTGCCGCGTACCTGTCCCAAAAAAGCCAGATGCGGCGCTATGCCTCAAGATTGAGCGTGTACGCCGCAATGCACGGGATGGTCGCTATAAGCTGATTGGTTGATGAAATTAGGGCCCGCTCTGGCTGGCGGGTCCTTTCCGGCGATCCAGGACGTTACGGGGCGTCAGGCGCGCAGATTCTTGCTATTTATGACAATTTTCTGCGATTTGCCGTTTCTGTTCTTCTTCGTTGTAACTATATGTTATTAATGGAAATGCCACCTAAAAAGAAAGGAAATGGTAAGCGCTATTTTGAGCTAAAAACAGCTTAACCGTTTCCTTTCTCCAAAATTTACTGAGGCGGCTATGAATCCATGCGCAGAAGTCATGACAACTATCAAACTAAGCGGATCTTTAGCTTCTTTGTTCGCCAGAGAACATCAGCGCCTTATCGGTCCGACGCGTGAGGCATTAAGGGTATTATCAGCCACTATTCCGGGATTTGAGAAATTCATGAACACTAGCAAGGCTTGAGGACTCACTTTCGCCGTGTTTGTGGATAAAAATAATGTCGCGCAGGATGATCTCGATTTTCCAAATGGTGGTCGTACGATTCGAATTGTTCCGATCATTATGGGGAGTAAGCGTGCTGGTGTTCTGCAAACCATTCTTGGCGCTTTCTTGGTGGTTGGTGGTGTTCTGGGGGCAACGATAGGGCAAGCATGGAACGGTGGTGTGTGGAGCGGCAAGTATTTTCTATTGGCAGAAGCCCATTCCGCCAAGATAGGCTAGACGTATAAGATCGGTTACAATCTATAAATCAGCTGTTGAATTATTGAATTTTAACCATATTTATCAGATGGACTTCATTCAAAAAGGTAACTTTGATGGCCGGACAATTAGACGAAGCAGCAAAACAGATTTTGGGTACCTTACTGGCAGATTTTACAGATCGAGGGTTAACTGCACAGGATTTAAAAAATGGTTATGAAGGCCCGAACATCAATGCGCTAGCTACTGCAGTATGCAACGTCGCTGATTTTACATCTGTAGATTTTGAAGTTGCCTTTGGCGATCTCGAAAAAAGCAAACTAATCAAAACTGGCCCCATGAAAATGTTCGATAATGATCACAATAGCTCTGTGATCATTATTGCTTCTTATAGCCTACGTGAATATGTTTATTTGACGGAGGCTGGATACAAGGAGTCCAGGAAAGTACCAAATCGCCCACAACGTGTTCAGCGTATAGTCAATAATCTAACGATCACCGGCGGACATTTCAGCAATACGCAATTAGGGCAGGGAGAGGTCGTTTCCCAAACCCAAAACATCACAAGCAGTTCCGATTCTGAAATAGTTGCTAAGCTGATTTCTATCATTGAAGAACAGGGGCAAGTAGTTAACAGCGATCAACGTTCTGATATTGAAGCAGCTGTGGCAGCCGCTAATGAAGGTGATGGTAAAGAAGCGAAATCATTGCTGTCTAAAGTATGCGGTCCTGTTTGGGAGTCTGTGCAACCAGTAATATGGCCGATCATTGGTGAGTTGGTTAAGAAAGGGCTCGGGATTTAATTTAATAAATTCTAAAAGGGCTGTTTGGGTAGTATTTTTATGGGGCTCTTCAATTAAAAGGAGTCATAGGGTCAAACGATGTGCCTATGACTCCTGGATAAAGCCATCAGAGAATATTAGTGTTAACAATTTCTCTTCAGCCCTTGTTTATACGATGCCAGCTTCAGAACCGAATCAACGCTCATGCGATCTTTAGCATCTCGGTAATGACAGTAAGTTATTATTCCATCGACCATCAGCATAAGTACGTATAAATTTCCGCCCTCCCCCTCCTGGATCAACGACACCTACATCAGCACGTTTGCCATAACTATCAGTGACATAGAAAGTATGTAACTTGTTCTCAATTGAATTAACTACATCTGCCACAGTCCACTTACTTCCAGGGGGATTAAATTGAGGGCTTCCCACATGAGTAATGTGTTCATGAAGGGCGTTCGAACTGGAGAGAGTAATACAAGTTAATCGTACATCAACCATCTTCAACTCCTTATTTACTGTGAAAAATCATAAGATACAGCATGTATCGAAATACAGCAGGGTGAACAATTTCGATTTACGAGGACTTAGCAAAGTCTCTTTCTCTTAAACTGTGGGCTTGTATTGCAGGTTGTATTGCAACTGTAGCTAAGCAATATCAGTTGTAAGCTTTATTTCTTTTACAGTCAATCGTATAGCATCGTATTTGACTCATGTAGCCCAAGCATGAGGTGAATCCGCAGATGACCCTGCGTCGCCTGCCGGATGAAGATCCACAGAATCTGGCGGACCCGGCTTACCGCCGCCGTCGCATCATCCTGCAGAACATGCGAGACGAAGAGCTGGCCATTGCTCAGGTCGAAGAGATGCAGGCAGTTTCTGCCGTGCTTAAGGGCAAATACACCATGACCGGTGAAGCCTTCGATCCGGTTGAAGTGGATATGGGCCGCAGTGTGGCGAACAACATCACGCAGTCCGGCGGTACGGAGTGGAGCAAGCGTGACAAGTCCACGTATGACCCGACCGACGATATCGAAGCCTACGCGCTGAACGCCAGCGGTGTGGTGAATATCATCGTGTTTGATCCGAAAGGCTGGGCGCTGTTCCGTTCCTTCAAAGCCGTCAGGGAGAAGCTGGATACCCGTCGCGGCTCTAATTCCGAGCTGGAGACAGCGGTAAAAGACCTGGGCGAAGCGGTGTCCTATAAGGGGATGTATGGCGATACGGCGATCGTCGTGTATTCCGGACAGTACGTGGAAAACGACGTCAAAAAGAACTTCCTTCCGGACAACACGATGGTGCTGGGGAACACTCAGGCACGCGGTCTGCGCACCTATGGCTGCATTCAGGATGCGGACGCACAGCGCGAAGGTATTAACGCCTCTGCCCGCTACCCGAAAAACTGGGTGACCACCGGCGATCCGGCGCGTGAGTTCACCATGATTCAGTCAGCACCGCTGATGCTGCTGGCTGACCCTGATGCGTTCGTGTCCGTACAACTGGCGTAATCATGGCCCTTCGGGGCCATTTTCTCTCTGTGGAGGAGTCCATGACGAAAGATGAACTGATTGCCCGTCTTCAGGTGCTGGGTGAGCAACTGAACCGTGATGTCAGCCTGACGGGGACGAAAGAAGAACTGGCACTCCGTGTGGCAGAGCTGGAAGAGGAGCTTGATGACACGGATGACGCTGCCGGTCAGGACACATCTGTCAGCCCGGAAAATGCGCTGACCGGACATGAAAATGAGGTTGTATCAGCGCAGCCGGATACCGTGATTGATACGGCTGATCTGGTCACGGTTGTGGCACTGGTGACGCTGCATACTGATGCACTTCACGCCACGCGGGATGAGGCTGTGGCATTTGTGCTGCCGGGAACGGCGTTCCGTGTCTCTGCCGGTGTGGCAGCTGAAATGACAGAGCGCGGCCTGGCCAGAATGCAATAACGGGAGGCGCTGTGGCTGATTTCGATAACCTGTTCGATGCTGCCATTGCCTGCGCCGATGAAACGATACGCGGGTACATGGGAACGTCAGCCACCATGACATCCGGTGAGCAGTCCGGTGCTGTGATACGTGGTGTTTTTGATGACCCTGAAAATATCAGCTATGCCGGACAGGGCGTGCGCGTTGAAGGCTCCAGCCCGTCCCTGTTTGTCCGGACTGATGATGTGCGGCAGCTGCGGCGCGGCGACACGCTGACCATCGGTGAGGAAAACTTCTGGATAGACCGGATTTCGCCGGATGATGGCGGAAGCTGTCATCTCTGGCTTGGGCGGGGCGTACCGCCTGCCGTTAACCGTCGCCGCTGAAAGGGGGATGTATGGCCATAAAAGGTCTTGAGCAGGCCGTTGAAAACCTCAGCCGTATCAGCAGAACGGCGGTGCCCGGTGCCGCCGCAATGGCCATTAACCGCGTTGCTTCATCCGCGATATCGCAGTCGGTGTCACAGGTTGCCCGTGAGACAAAGGTACGCCGGAAACTGGTAAAGGAAAGGGCCAGGCTGAAAAGGGCCACGGTCAAAAATCCGCAGGCCAGAATCAAGGTTAACCGGGGGGATTTGCCCGTAATCAAGCTGGGTAATGCGCGGGTTGTCCTTTCGCGCCGCAGGCGTCGTAAAAAGGGGCAGCGTTCATCCCTGAAAGGTGGCGGCAGCGTGCTTGTGGTGGGTAACCGTCGTATTCCCGGCGCGTTTATTCAGCAACTGAAAAATGGCCGGTGGCATGTCATGCAGCGTGTGGCCGGGAAAAACCGTTACCCCATTGATGTGGTGAAAATCCCGATGGCGGTGCCGCTGACCACGGCGTTTAAACAAAATATTGAGCGGATACGGCGTGAACGTCTTCCGAAAGAGCTGGGCTATGCGCTGCAGCATCAACTGAGGATGGTAATAAAGCGATGAAACATACTGAACTCCGTGCAGCCGTACTGGATGCACTGGAGAAGCATGACACCGGGGCGACGTTTTTTGATGGTCGCCCCGCTGTTTTTGATGAGGCGGATTTTCCGGCAGTTGCCGTTTATCTCACCGGCGCTGAATACACGGGCGAAGAGCTGGACAGCGATACCTGGCAGGCGGAGCTGCATATCGAAGTTTTCCTGCCTGCTCAGGTGCCGGATTCAGAGCTGGATGCGTGGATGGAGTCCCGGATTTATCCGGTGATGAGCGATATCCCGGCACTGTCAGATTTGATCACCAGTATGGTGGCCAGCGGCTATGACTACCGGCGCGACGATGATGCGGGCCTGTGGAGTTCAGCCGATCTGACTTATGTCATTACCTATGAAATGTGAGGACGCTATGCCTGTACCAAATCCTACAATGTCGGTGAAAGGTGCCGGGACCACCCTGTGGGTTTATAAGGGGAGCGGTGACCCTTATGCGAATCCGCTTTCAGACGTTGACTGGTCGCGTCTGGCAAAAGTTAAAGACCTGACGCCCGGCGAACTGACCGCTGAGTCCTATGACGACAGCTATCTCGATGATGAAGATGCAGACTGGACTGCGACCGGGCAGGGGCAGAAATCTGCCGGAGATACCAGCTTCACGCTGGCGTGGATGCCCGGAGAGCAGGGGCAGCAGGCGCTGCTGGCGTGGTTTAATGAAGGCGATACCCGTGCCTATAAAATCCGCTTCCCGAACGGCACTGTCGATGTGTTCCGTGGCTGGATCAGCAGTATCGGTAAGGCGGTGACGGCGAAGGAAGTGATCACCCGCACGGTGAAAGTCACCAATGTGGGACGTCCGTCGATGGCAGAAGATCGCAGCACGGTAACAGCGGCAACCGGTATGACCGTGACGCCAGCCAGCGCTTCCGTAGTGAAAGGGAAGAGCACCACGCTGACCGTGGCATTCCAGCCGGAAGGCGCAACCGACAAGAGCTTCCGTGCGGTGTCAGCGGATAAAACAAAAGCCACCGTGTCGGTCAGTGGTATGACCATCACCGTGAATGGCGTTGCTGCAGGTAAGGTCAACATTCCGGTCGTATCCGGTAATGGTGAGTTTGCTGCGGTTGCAGAAATCACCGTCACCGCCAGTTAATCCGGAGAGTCAGAGATGTTCCTGAAAACCGAATCATTTGAACATAACGGTGTGACCGTCACGCTTTCTGAACTGTCAGCCCTGCAGCGTATTGAGCATCTCGCCCTGATGAAACGGCAGGCAGAACAGGCGGAGTCAGACAGCAATCGGAAGTTTACTGTGGAAGACGCCATCAGAACCGGCGCGTTTCTGGTGGCGATGTCCCTGTGGCATAACCATCCGCAGAAGACGCAGATGCCGTCCATGAATGAAGCCGTTAAACAGATTGAGCAGGAAGTGCTTACCACCTGGCCCACGGAGGCAATTTCTCATGCTGAAAACGTGGTGTACCGGCTGTCCGGTATGTATGAGTTTGTTGTGAATAATACCCCTGAACAGACAGAGGACGCCGGGCCTGCAGAGCCTGTTTCTGCGGGAAAGTGTTCGACGGTGAGCTGAGTTTTGCCCTGAAACTGGCGCGTGAGATGGGGCGACCCGACTGGCGTGCCATGCTTGCCGGGATGTCATCCACGGAGTATGCCGACTGGCACCGCTTTTACAGTACCCATTATTTTCATGATGTTCTGCTGGATATGCACTTTTCCGGGCTGACGTACACCGTGCTCAGCCTGTTTTTCAGCGATCCGGATATGCATCCGCTGGATTTCAGTCTGCTGAACCGGCGCGAGGCTGACGAAGAGCCTGAAGATGATGTGCTGATGCAGAAAGCGGCAGGGCTTGCCGGAGGTGTCCGCTTTGGCCCGGACGGGAATGAAGTTATCCCCGCTTCCCCGGATGTGGCGGACATGACGGAGGATGACGTAATGCTGATGACAGTATCAGAAGGGATCGCAGGAGGAGTCCGGTATGGCTGAACCGGTAGGCGATCTGGTCGTTGATTTGAGTCTGGATGCGGCCAGATTTGACGAGCAGATGGCCAGAGTCAGGCGTCATTTTTCCGGTACGGAAAGTGATGCGAAAAAAACAGCGGCAGTCGTTGAACAGTCGCTGAGCCGACAGGCGCTGGCTGCACAGAAAGCGGGGATTTCCGTCGGGCAGTATAAAGCCGCCATGCGTATGCTGCCTGCACAGTTCACCGACGTGGCCACGCAGCTTGCAGGCGGGCAAAGTCCGTGGCTGATCCTGCTGCAACAGGGGGGGCAGGTGAAGGACTCCTTCGGCGGGATGATCCCCATGTTCAGGGGGCTTGCCGGTGCGATCACCCTGCCGATGGTGGGGGCCACCTCGCTGGCGGTGGCGACCGGTGCGCTGGCGTATGCCTGGTATCAGGGCAACTCAACCCTGTCCGATTTCAACAAAACGCTGGTCCTTTCCGGCAATCAGGCGGGACTGACGGCAGATCGTATGCTGGTCCTGTCCAGAGCCGGGCAGGCGGCAGGGCTGACGTTTAACCAGACCAGCGAGTCACTCAGCGCACTGGTTAAGGCGGGGGTAAGCGGTGAGGCTCAGATTGCGTCCATCAGCCAGAGTGTGGCGCGTTTCTCCTCTGCATCCGGCGTGGAGGTGGACAAGGTCGCTGAAGCCTTCGGGAAGCTGACCACAGACCCGACGTCGGGGCTGACGGCGATGGCACGCCAGTTCCATAACGTGACGGCGGAGCAGATTGCGTATGTTGCTCAGTTGCAGCGTTCCGGCGATGAAGCCGGGGCATTGCAGGCGGCGAACGAGGCCGCAACGAAAGGGTTTGATGACCAGACCCGCCGCCTGAAAGAGAACATGGGCACGCTGGAGACCTGGGCAGACAGGACTGCGCGGGCATTCAAATCCATGTGGGATGCGGTGCTGGATATTGGTCGTCCTGATACCGCGCAGGAGATGCTGATTAAGGCAGAGGCTGCGTTTAAGAAAGCAGACGACATCTGGAATCTGCGCAAGGATGATTATTTTGTTAACGATGAAGCGCGGGCGCGTTACTGGGATGATCGTGAAAAGGCCCGTCTTGCGCTTGAAGCCGCCCGAAAGAAGGCTGAGCAGCAGACTCAACAGGACAAAAATGCGCAGCAGCAGAGCGATACCGAAGCGTCACGGCTGAAATATACCGAAGAGGCGCAGAAGGCTTACGAACGGCTGCAGACGCCGCTGGAGAAATATACCGCCCGTCAGGAAGAACTGAACAAGGCACTGAAAGACGGGAAAATCCTGCAGGCGGATTACAACACGCTGATGGCGGCGGCGAAAAAGGATTATGAAGCGACGCTGAAAAAGCCGAAACAGTCCGGCGTGAAGGTGTCTGCGGGCGATCGTCAGGAAGACAGTGCTCATGCTGCCCTGCTGACGCTTCAGGCAGAACTCCGGACGCTGGAGAAGCATGCCGGAGCGAATGAGAAAATCAGCCAGCAGCGCCGGGATTTGTGGAAGGCGGAGAGTCAGTTCGCGGTACTGGAGGAGGCGGCGCAACGTCGCCAGCTGTCTGCACAGGAGAAATCCCTGCTGGCGCATAAAGATGAGACGCTGGAGTACAAACGCCAGCTGGCTGCACTTGGCGACAAGGTTACGTATCAGGAGCGCCTGAACGCGCTGGCGCAGCAGGCGGATAAATTCGCACAGCAGCAACGGGCAAAACGGGCCGCCATTGATGCGAAAAGCCGGGGGCTGACTGACCGGCAGGCAGAACGGGAAGCCACGGAACAGCGCCTGAAGGAACAGTATGGCGATAATCCGCTGGCGCTGAATAACGTCATGTCAGAGCAGAAAAAGACCTGGGCGGCTGAAGACCAGCTTCGCGGGAGCTGGATGGCAGGCCTGAAGTCCGGCTGGAGTGAGTGGGAAGAGAGCGCCACGGACAGTATGTCGCAGGTTAAAAGTGCAGCCACGCAGACCTTTGATGGTATTGCACAGAATATGGCGGCGATGCTGACCGGCAGTGAGCAGAACTGGCGCAGCTTCACCCGTTCCGTGCTGTCCATGATGACAGAAATTCTGCTTAAGCAGGCAATGGTGGGGATTGTCGGGAGTATCGGCAGCGCCATTGGCGGTGCTGCCAGTGGTGGAGCATCCGCGTCAGGCGGTACAGCCATTCAGGCCGCTGCGGCGAAATTCCGTTTTGCGACCGGGGGATTTACGGGAACCGGCGGCAAATATGAGCCAGCGGGGATTGTTCACCGTGGCGAATTTGTCTTCACGAAGGAGGCAACCAGCCGGATTGGTGTCGGCAACCTGTACCGCCTGATGCGGGGCTATGCGGAAGGTGGTTATGTGGGCGGTGCCGGAAGTCCGGCGCAGATGCGGCGGGCTGAAGGCATTAATTTTAATCAGAACAATCACGTGGTGATTCAGAACGACGGTACGAATGGTCTGCCAGGTCCACAGATGATGAAGGCAGTGTATGACATGGCCCGCAAGGGTGCCCGTGATGAAATTCAGACACAGATGCGTGATGGTGGCCTGTTCTCCGGAGGTGGACGATGAAAACCTTCCGCTGGAAAGTGAAACCCGGTATGGATGTGGCTTCGGCCCCTTCTGTAAGAAAGGTGCGCTTTGGTGATGGCTATTCCCAGCGAGCGCCTGCCGGGCTGAATGCCAACCTGAAAACGTACAGCGTGACGCTTTCTGTCCCCCGTGAGGAGGCCACGGTACTGGAGTCGTTTCTGGAAGAGCACGGGGGCTGGAAAGCCTTTCTGTGGACGCCGCCTTATGAGTGGCGGCAGATAAAGGTGACCTGCGCAAAATGGTCGTCGCGGGTCAGTATGCTGCGTGTTGAGTTCAGCGCAGAGTTTGAACAGGTGGTGAACTGATGCAGGATATCCGGCAGGAAACACTGAATGAATGCACCCGTGCGGAGCAGTCGGCCAGCGTGGTGCTCTGGGAAATCGACCTGACAGAGGTCGGTGGAGAACGTTATTTTTTCTGTAATGAGCTGAACGAAAAAGGTGAGCCGGTCACCTGGCAGGGGCGACAGTATCAGCCGTATCCCATTCAGGGGAGTGGTTTTGAACTGAATGGCAAAGGCACCAGTACGCGCCCCACACTGACGGTTTCTAACCTGTACGGTATGGTCACCGGGATGGCGGAAGATCTGCAGAGTCTGGTCGGTGGAACGGTGGTCCGGCGTAAGGTTTACGCCCGTTTTCTGGATGCGGTGAACTTCGTCAACGGAAACAGTGGCGCCGATCCGGAGCAGGAGGTGATCAGCCGCTGGCGCATTGAGCAGTGCAGCGAACTGAGCGCGGTGAGTGCCTCTTTTGTACTGTCCACGCCGACGGAAACGGACGGTGCTGTTTTTCCGGGACGTATCATGCTGGCCAACACCTGCACCTGGACCTATCGCGGTGATGAGTGCGGTTATCACGGTCCGGCAGTCGCGGATGAATATGACCAGCCAACGTCCGATATCACGAAGGATAAATGCAGCAAATGCCTGAGTGGCTGTAAGTTTCGCAATAACGTCGGCAACTTTGGCGGCTTCCTTTCCATTAACAAACTTTCGCAGTAATCCCATGACACAGACAGAATCAGCGATTCTGGCGCACGCCCGGCGATGTGCGCCAGCGGAGTCGTGCGGCTTCGTGGTAAGCACGCCGGAGGGGGAAAGATATTTCCCCTGCGTGAATATCTCCGGTGAGCCGGAGGATTATTTCCGGATGGCTCCGGAGGACTGGCTGCAGGCAGAAATGCAGGGTGAGATTGTGGCGCTGGTCCACAGCCACCCCGGTGGTCTGCCCTGGCTGAGTGAGGCTGACCGGCGGCTGCAGGTGCAGAGTGATTTGCCGTGGTGGCTGGTCTGCCGGGGAGTGATTCATAAGTTCCGCTGTGTGCCGCATCTCACCGGGCGGCGCTTTGAGCACGGGGCGACGGACTGTTACACGCTGTTCCGGGATGCTTATCATCTGGCTGGGATTGAGATGCCGGATTTTCATCGCGGGGATGACTGGTGGCGTAACGGTCAGAATCTCTATCTTGACAATATGGAGGCGACTGGTTTTTACCGTGTCGCACTGACAGAGGCGCAGCCGGGCGATGTGCTGCTGTGCTGCTTTGGTTCATCGGTGCCGAATCATGCCGCTATTTACTGCGGTGACGGCGAGCTGCTGCACCATATTCCTGAACAACTGAGCAAACGAGAGAGGTATACCGACAAATGGCAGCGACGCACACACTCCCTCTGGCGTCACCGGGCATGGCGCGCATCTGCCTTTACGGGGATTTACAACGATTTGGCCGCCGCATCGACCTTCGTGTGAAAACGGGGGCTGAAGCCATCCGGGCACTGGCCACACAGCTCCCGGCGTTTCGTCAGAAACTGTGCGACGGCTGGTATCAGGTACGGATTGCCGGGCGGGACGTCAGCACGTCCGGGTTAACGGCGCAGTTACATGAGACTCTGCCTGATGGCGCTGTGATTCATATTGTTCCCAGAGTCGCCGGGGCCAAGTCAGGTGGCGTATTCCAGATTGTCCTGGGAGCTGCCGCCATTGCCGGATCATTCTTTACTGCCGGAGCCACCCTTGCAGCATGGGGGGCAGCCATTGGGGCCGGTGGTATGACCGGCATCCTGTTTTCTCTCGGTGCCAGTATGGTGCTCGGTGGTGTGGCGCAGATGCTGGCACCGAAAGCCAGAACTCCCCGTACACAGACAACGGATAACGGCAAACAGAACACCTATTTCTCCTCACTGGATAACATGGTTGCTCAGGGCAATGTTTTGCCTGTTCTGTACGGTGAAATGCGTGTGGGGTCGAGGGTGGTTTCTCAGGAGATCAGCACGGCAGACGAAGGGGACGGTGGTCAGGTTGTGGCGATTGGTCGCTGATGCAAAATGTTTTATGTGAAACCGCCTGCGGGCGGTTTTGTCGTTTATGGAGCGTGAGGAATGGGTAAAGGCAGCAGTAAGGGGCATACCCCGCGCGAAGCGAAAGATAACCTGAAATCCACGCAGCTGCTGAGTGTGATTGATGCCATCAGCGAAGGGCCGGTTGAAGGTCCGGTGGATGGATTAAAAAGCGTGCTGCTGAACAGTACGCCGGTGCTGGACAGTGAGGGGAATACCAACATCTCCGGCGTCACGGTGGTGTTCCGGGCAGGTGAGCAGGAGCAGACACCGCCGGAAGGTTTTGAATCCTCCGGCTCCGAGACTGTGCTGGGTACGGAAGTGAAATATGACACGCCGATCACCCGCACCATTACGTCTGCAAACATCGACCGTCTGCGCTTTACCTTCGGCGTGCAGGCACTGGTGGAAACCACCTCAAAGGGGGACCGG